GCTGGTAGTAGTGTCGCTAAACTTAATAATCGTATGAGCGAAACTATTCGTAGTGTCGCTATGAAACAGGGCGTGAAAAAAACGCAGGACGGTAAGAAATTAGAGTTTTATTTGGTTAATGAAGAGCAGTTCGCTAAACTAACCAGCCCTGCTACTGCCACTTTGGTAGCACTTAAACACGGTAAAGATTGGCTTCCTCTTATCGCAGTAGATAAGGCACTAATGTCAGACGCTATCCAGAAGGTAAATGCGAAATACGGCAGTCGTATGCCCCGCAGTGAGTTTGCGAAATACACCGCCGAACTACAGACAGCCGTAGAAAGTGCCGTGGTTAAACTGGCAGAAGATAAGAAAATTGCTCGCGAAAAGTTCTATAACGATCAGGGTATTAAGGTAGGCGATTTTATTCGTGCTGGCGGTGGGTATCGTGACACCTGTTTCGCGGTAGTGACTAAAGTCACTGAACATAGTTATTCATATCGTGTTTATGAGCCCTGCTTTAATGCCTACGGATTAAAAACTCGTAAGTCTTCAGAAGAACTTGCTTTTAGAAAAATCGTTATTACTGGTGACGACTATGACGGTAGTATAAAAGTTCCTTTTAAGAATAATGCTGATTTATTCAGCCTAAATCCTAAAGCGAAAACTGCTCGTTTCAGCCGTTATAAGATTACCGTGTATAGTGATGATGAGGTAGAATTTTCATCATACTGGTATCAGTCATAATATGAAAGCGATAGCAGTAATACTATCTCTGACACTAACTGGGTGTGCTACCGCACCCAGTTTTTTAGCCCGTGCCTATAATAACGCAGACCCTTGCCAACTACAAAACAACGGTGGCAACTTGCCTTCGTTCTGTGGTGCCGGTAGTGGTAGAACGGTGATTTATTCTACGCCTACTGCCAATCCTGTAGGAGCACCCATTGGCTACACGAAAAGTCGTTGAGCAAGATTGGCACATAGTCTGCGGTAGTGCCGAAATAGAAGAACTCACACGATACGGCAAAATCAGAGAGTGGAGTCCTCGTAATCAGAGACACGCTCTCTTCCTCACGATTAAACATCCCAATCAAGTTTTCTACAAAGGTGGTTGGGGACCCGAACTTTTACACTACGATCGGGAGCCTGACATATATCGCGGCAAATGCGGCAGGATTTTCTGCTCATATAATCGCTACAAAGAAATCTCCGATTGGTTCCTAAAGAATATGTTTCCACCGTAATTCATACCCTTCTTTATTCACCCTGCTAAATAAACATATGCCCAGACAAGGACCCAGACCTCAATGTTGGAAAGTTCAAGGTGAGATACCGCACCAGCAGTATCTCGCTTGGCTACAGATGAAGGCACAGGCAATGTATCGTAAAGAAATATTTGCTCTGTCATTTGAAGAATATCAACAGATTTGGTTAGGTTATTGGGATAAAAAAGGCAGAGGCAGTGATGACTACTGCCTAACCAGGGAGGATCCTGATGGTGCGTGGATTAGAGGTAATGTGTTATGCTTGCCTCGTGTAGAACATCTACGCCGTCAGAAACTTTATAAAAAGGAACGGAAAAATGGCACAAAAAATCATAAAATACATACCTAAAAACACAGCCGCTGGCACTGAATACAGAGAAATAGATGAAGACGACAAGAACTTTATTCTACAACAATGTATCCGTGCTTTAAGCATTATGGCTGAATACGACAAGAAATCCACTACAGACAACGGTGATGATGTTTGGATTAGAGATCAATGGTGGCATAAAAAACGCAAAGACTTACACCGTGGCAAAGACGGAATGAACTAACCCTGTTCTGTTCTCGGTGGCATCGTGAATAATATGATGTTTAAGACACCAGCACAGCGTGACTTCAGTGACAAGCAGATGACTGACATTGAAAACATATTCAATGGTATGGCACACTTTCGTGAAGAAATCCAGGCAGTGAGATTCCAGATAGGATTTTTATGAAAAAACAACAGATTTGGGTAGTGAATAGCATTCGCACACGCCGAAGCAAGTATGGTGGAATGATGGAAGAAATAGTGTTTGTCAATCTTGAAACACGCGAACAAGTGAAAACTTATTTGGATCCTGACAATAGGAACTATCATCAATGGAACACGGTGTTAGCCAACAGAGATGTTGGACAGATGATTATGGGTGTCAAAACTTCTGTCAAAGGAGGCAAAACCTTAATCAATGCTGACAGCCAACCAGAAATCTTTTGGCAGGGTTCTAAACAAGAGTTAGCAGATACATTGGCAGAATATTGGGCAGTAAGTAAGCCTAATCAATACCAAAAATTGTTTGATGAGTAAATATTCATATGGACAATGACGATTTATTCAACACAGGTTGGGATCCGCACACGGCTTTATTGATGTGCGAACAGAACATTCAACAATGTGCCATTGCTATTAACCAAGGCACAGAAGTGATGAAAGACTTGGCTAACAAATACAATCATCAACAGGAAGTTATTCAACAACTTATGTTCCAGAATAACAAACTACAAAAGATGATTGAACTGCTTAAACATCAGATCGTTAGACAAGACACACAACTTCAACTAATACAAGCCAAACAGCCCCAATAACTACACCGGTTTCGTCCATACACTATAAATATGAGTATGGATGAAATCAAAGACAGCGGCTCCGTCGCCTTAAAACCTTCACGCAAACAACTCACAGAAGGCACCATTCTTGGCTATCCCATTGGCAGAGACAAGAAGATTGTGCCACCAGATGAAGTCCAAAAGTTAGCCGCATTAGGATGTAGTAATCGCGACATTGCCAACTTTTTTGGCATAGAAGAAAGTAATGTCAGCCGTCATTTTGCCGCCTTTATTACAAAAGGGCGTGAGGAACTAAAAATCACTCTACGCAGGGCTATGTTGGACAATGCCTGCCGTAATATGAATGCCGCTGTTCAAATATTCCTTGCCAAGAATATTTTAGGTATGAGCGACACTCCTATCAACTCCGAAGAAAACAAACCATTGCCTTGGAGCGATGATTAATGCCTTTAAGCAAGGCACAAGACACGGTAGCCAAAGACACTACCAGATTTCGTGTGGTAGTAGCAGGCAGACGCTTTGGCAAAACTCACCTGGCTATTAGAGAACTTGCCTTTCACGCTAAAGAACCCTTGAAAGAAGTATGGTATGTTGCCCCTACCTACAAGATGGCAAGACAGATTGTTTGGAAGAAACTCAAGAACAAACTCACTGATCTCAACTGGGTAGCAAAAACCAATGAAACAGAACACACTATCAACCTTAAGAATGGTAGCACTATCAGCCTTAAAGGTGCCGACAATTACGATAGCCTTCGTGGGGTGGGCTTGGATTTTATTGTGCTTGATGAGTTTGCTGACATTGATGAAGAGGCTTGGTATGAAACACTTCGTCCCACACTATCCGATAAGCAGGGCCGAGCACTTTTTATTGGAACCCCTAAAGGCATTGGCAACTGGGCATATGAAATCTATCAAACTACACTGGAAGATCCTACACACTGGCGTTCATACTCTTTTTCTACCATTGATGGTGGCAATGTTCCAGAAGCAGAAATAGAAGCAGCCAAGCGTGATTTAGATGAACGCACCTTCCGTCAAGAATACCTGGCGACCTTTGAAACATTTTCAGGACGCATTTACTACGCATTTGATCGCCAGGCAAATGTCCGTAAATATATTGGCAACACTCCTGATGTTATCTATGTGGGATTAGACTTCAACATAGACCCTATGAGTGCTGTGGTTGCGACACGGGCTGGAGATACCTTACATATCATAGATGAAGTAAGGATGTTTAGTTCTAATACCAAAGAAATGGTAGATGAGATAAAACAACGCTTCCCCAAATCCAAAGTCTGGGTTTATCCGGATCCTGCCGGCAATCAAAGAAAAACCAGTGCTGGCGGACAGACTGACATCACCATCTTGGCTAACGCAGGATTTGTTGTCAAAGCACCAAGAGTTCATACACCTGTAAGAGATCGCATCAACGCAGTGAATAGTCGTTTATGCGATACAATAGGCATTAGAAGGCTGTTTATTGATCCCAAGTGTAAATATACTATTGAAGGTTTGGAGAGACAAACATATAAAGAAGGTAGCAGCCAACCTGACAAAGAAAGTGGCTATGATCATATGAATGACGCATTGGGTTATATGATTGATTATCTATTCCCAGTGCGTAGAGATTTGGATCCAGAACTGATGCGACCACAAAGATGGGGACACGCTCTGGCATAAATGAGGAAAACTAAATGAATGTCATTGACACCCTATCAGACGAACTGAAACGCTTATTAGCAGGCAATCAACTATATCAAGACTACTACGATCAATGGCAGTATTTGCTGGAATCCTATGTAGGAGGCAGTGAGTATCGCCAGGCAGGACACCTAACCCGCTATCAACTTGAAACTGACGCAGAGTATGCGGCAAGACTACGCACTACACCCCTTGAAAACCATTGTGCTTCAGTGGTGTCAGTGTATAACTCTTTCTTATTCCGTGAAGAGCCCAAGAGAGACTTTACCAACAATGGTGTAAGTTTTGAACTTGAAATGTTCCTGCGTGATGCCGATATGGATGGACGCAGTCTTAATCAGTTTATGAAAGAAGTAGCAACCTGGGCAAGTGTGTTTGGACATTGTTGGATTATTGTGTCAAAGCCTAATGTAGGTGCTCAAACATTAGCAGAAGAACAGGCTGCTGGTGTGCGTCCTTATGTTTCATACCTAACTCCTATGGTTGTGTTAGATTGGAACTATCGCAGACAGCCTAATGGCAAAGTTACATTAGACTATATTCGTTATGTTGAAGATGTCACAGGCGACTTACGCACCGTGAAAGAATGGACACTAACACAAATCAAGACTACCGTTGTTGATACCAAAAAAGATTTAGTCAGTGAAGAGACCGTTGAAGTAAATGGTTTAGGTAAGATACCTGCTGTTTGTGTTTATAACGGTAGAAGTATTATCCGTGGCTTTGGTGTCAGTGACATCACAGACATCGCAGACGCACAAAAGTTTATCTACAACGCAACCAGCGAAGTAGAACAAAGTATTAGATTAGACAGCCATCCAAGTCTTGTAAAAACACCAGAGACTGCCGCAGGCATAGGTGCTGGTAGTATGATACATATGCCAGAAAACTTGGACCCAGGCTTAAAACCATATCTATTAGAGTTTGGCGGTGCGAGTGTTGATAGTATCTATTCAGCAATAAAACACACAATAGAAGCCATTGACAAGATGGCTAACACAGGAGCGGTGCGTGCCACAGAGAGCCGCACGATGAGTGGTGTAGCGATGGAAACAGAATTTCAACTGCTCAATGCCCGCCTCTCTGAAAAAGCAGACAATCTTGAGTTAGCAGAAGAGCAGATGTGGGAACTATGGTTTGAATACCAAGGCAGTCAATGGATGGGCATCATTGAATATCCTAACTCCTTTAACCTACGAGACAAGCAAGGTGAAATCAATCAACTTCAAACTGCTAAAAATACTGCTACAGACCCTATTGTTGTTCGTAAGATTGATGAACACATTCTTGAGTGGATGGGTGAAGAAAAAGAACTTCTTGAATACCAAGATATCAACCCAATCCTTGGCAGAACATATCCTGACGGTGAAGCAATACCAGAAAGCCTACCGCCTGCTTATATGCCTGCTGAAGACAGCGGCTATGAAAATCAGAATTGTGCCAACTGCGAATACTATAAGAGCAGTGAAGGTTATTGTATCAAGTTTGACGCTAATGTTCGCCCACTATTCTGGTGTGCGAAGTGGGAACCTACCGTTGAATAATGAAGTTATTGTATCGTGAAGTAAAAGCACACCGTGAAAAATTATTACACGGACAAGGTTATCGGTGTGCTCTGTGTGGAGACACAATTGATGGTGATGCTGTTTTAGATCATTGTCACAGAACAGGCAAAATAAGACGAGTTCTACACAGAGGTTGTAATGCGATGTTGGGCAAGATAGAAAACAACCTCGCCCGCAATAAGATGACACCCGAGAGGCTCTCACAATTTGCGTTAAACCTTGTCCATTATGTAGAACAAGAGTATGAGGACATAGTCCATCCAACATATCTAACACCAGAGGAGCGTAAAATGAAAGCATATAAGAAAAAGAAAAAACCAGTAAAGCCTGGAAAAGGCAAATACTAACCAGTAAATACACCAATAACTCCTGGGCAGTATAAATAAACATATTAAACACTCCAAGGAGGCGATGTCACAATGTCAGAAAATACATTGGCTACAAACGATATGGCAACTGATGCCGCAAGCACCACAGACGCTGAAAATCAGGCACAAGCGACTAAAACTTATTCCCAAAAGGAAGTAGATGATATGATGGCGAGAATGAAAAGTTCTCTAAAATCTAAACTACTAAAACCTTATGAGGAGTTGGGCGACCCAGAAGAACTTCGCCAGTTGAAAGCCGAGGCTGAAAGCAAGCGTCAAGCAGAACAACTCAAGCGTGGTGAATTTGAAAAAACCCTACAAGAATTAGCCGCAAAAAAGGATGCTGAAATCCAGAAAAGGGATGCTGTCATCACAGAATATAAGATTAACACACCGTTGCTTTCAGCGGCAGCAAAATACAATGCTGTAAATGCTGAACAGGTAAAGGCGTTGTTATCGTCTAATATTCGTCTTGGTGAAAGCGGTGAAGTTGAAGTAACAGACGGCAAGGGTTCTGTTCGTTATTCGGACAAAGGTGAGCCCATATCAGTAGAAGATTTAGTAAAAGAATTTCTTGACACAAATCCTCACTTTAAGATTGCTAATCCTGCTACAACACAAACCAGAAGCAACATAGCAGACAAGGCTATAGGTAAGAAGGTGGATGTATCTAAATTAGATATGAAGAATCCTGAACACCGTGCCTTGTATAAAGAGTATCGCAAAGCCAATGGCATTGCGTAAAACATTTTATATAAAAGGAAAACAAAATGGCTAATGAAACAACAAGCACCAGTTTGAATGACTTGATTCCACAGATCGTTGCTGAAGCAATGTTTGTAGCAAGCGAGCGTTCTATTATGCGTAACCTGGTTAAAAACTATACGCTACCAATGGGTTCTGGTAAGACTATTACCGTTCCTCGTTACCCAACTCAAACAGCAGCCGGCGTTAATGAAGGCACTGATTTGACAAATACTTCTGTCGCTACTGATGGTGCTACACTAACCGTTAGCGAAGTTGGTATTATGACAACCGTAACTGACTACGCAAGAATGACTTCTGCGTCTAATGTTATCGCTGATGTAGGTCGTTTATTTGGTGAAGCAATCGCTCGCAAAATTGACACTGACTTAACAGCATTGTTTGATGGTTTCTCCACAAACACATTAGGTGATGGCACAACTGCTATCTCTGCCGCAGTAGTATTCCAAGCAGTGGCAAAACTACGCTCTGCGGGTGTTCCAGGCACCGACTTGTTCTGTGTTCTACACCCAGCAATCGCTTATGACTTGAAAGCAAACCTAACAAACACATTTGCTAACCCTAACGCTGGCTTAATCCAGAACGAAGCAATGGCTTCTGGTTATGTTGGTATGTTAGCCGGTGTTCCAATCTTTGAAACATCTAATATGGCTAACACTGGCACAGCAGGTGACTTCAAAGGTGGATTGTTCCACCGTGACGCATTGGGTCTTGCTCTATTACAAGACATCAAGATTGAAACACAAAGAGATGCTTCTCTCCGTGCTGATGAAATCGTTGCTACTGCCGTTTATGGCGTTGGCGAACTTTATGATGGTTACGGCGTAGAATTACACTACGACTCAAGCATCCTTTAATAGGAGATAGAAATGGCTTTCATTGAAGAAGCAAGCACCGTAGTTAGTTTCGCAGAGTTTCAGGATGTGGTGAATAAAGATCAACGCCTCTTTGAAGCCAATGAGGGCCTTTCTGACGATATCGTAGAGCAACAATTGATTAGAGCAACAGAGCGTATTCTTTCAAAGATACGCTCCAGTGCTTGGTGGAGAAGTTACTATGTTAATCGTGACTTGAACACCGTGTATAAAACCGTTGCGGATATCCCTGCTGTGGATCCTGACAAGATTATTGCTCGTCAGAATGATTTCACAGACTTATGTGTCTATACAGCCTTGGCAGATTTTATTCTGCCAAGCATTGCCGACTTTGGTAATGAAAACAATGCTGAAAGACAAAAGATGGGATACTACACTCAAAAGGCGGATGAACTCTTTGGTGAGTTAATCACTGCTGGAGACTGGTATGACTTTGATGCTGATGGCACAATCCAATCAGACGAAAAGTCTCCTGGACAATTCAACCTTAAGAGAGTAAGATGAGACAGGAAGTATTGGACTATATCAACTCACTGCCATTAGGTGGCTACCTTTCAACAGAGGAAACACCTTGGAGTGATAACGAGGTTCCACTCTACATCAAAAACTTGAAAAAGATTTATGTAGATAACCCCGAATATATTTCAGAGCCGCTTATCGCAACATTGGGTTCTTTACGCATCAATGAAGAAACTACTATCATCAGAATTTATCTCGCAAACGATGCTAAAACCGTTCCTTCTAACTATGATGATTTAATCACTGATTTGAAGGCTGTCAAAGACATTACTACTATAGATGGCGTAGCCAGAAGAGAAGTAACCGTCAATGTCAGATACGACAATGATGTTATGATTACAGAGTTAGAAGTAAGATTTATAAAACTATCAACATAAGGAGAAAAGCCAAATGGCATACATTTACCCAGCACCAGGTGTAGCAGCCGCTCAATCAACATTGACCGTCTATCACACCTCTAAAGTAGCAGATGCTACTGGGTTGGCACTTCCTGCGTTACAAGATGTTACGGTTAATAATGCGAACGATGTTTTTACTTGGACACAATTAGACAGCGGCTCAAAGCAACAAATTGCTACGACTGCTACTAATAGTATCTCAATGAACATTGTTCTTGATCAAACCGTATTTTTTGGAAGCGGAAGCCCATCAACCACAGCGGCATCACAAGGCATTTTTGGTTTAAGCAAAAATAAAATCAAGATTGTCTTTGAATTGTATCTTGGAGATACAGATTCAGGCGGAACAGGCAAAACCATTAGTGGCTCCGGCTACATTACTGGTTTAGCACCAACCGTTTCAGCGGACAGCCCAGTATGGGTTAGCCCTGTGACAATCACCGTAACTGGTGATTACACCGTGACTTAATACGCCACGGGAGCGAAACCTACCAAGTAGGACTGAATAGGGGCATTACAGCCCCTATTCTTTTATACCTCAATAAATATATGGAGAGGAAGATTTATGGATGTCATAGATGACAAGAATGACAAAGAACTGCTACAAAGTATGTTAGCAGAGATTGCCAAAGCCTCTAATGAAATAAAATGTGCCAGAGGCGACATAGAAAAGGCACAGAGTAGGATTAAGTTCTTAACCTTACTCATACACGAACTGATTGACAGACAAAAGGATTAAAAGATGAAACTTTCACAAATAGCAAAAAAACCGCAACTAATTAAGATCTCTATTGACGATGAAGATATTGTCAAAGAGTTTGGAGAACCCTTGGAATTCTGGACTTGGGACAGACAACCAATGGACATTTTTTTAAAACTCTCTTCTGTAGATACTGGTAACCAGAGTGCTATCATTAGTTCAGTTCGTGAATTAGTTATGGACGAAGAAGGCAAACAAATATTGTCAGGCGAAGAAGTTCTACCCACTTGGGTCCTTATGAGAGTAATGACAAAAGTGGTAGAAGGCCTGGGAAAGTAGTAACTGCCGAAGTCAGCGAGGATAGTCCGCTGGCAAGGCAGATATTGTTGATTGACGCTATCGCATCAAGATACCATTGCTTACCCAGCAGGGTATTACAAGAAGGGGACACATTTGATGTGTTCATTATAAATTCTGCGTTAGACATTCAACAATATCAACAGAGAGTAGCAGAAGCCGAGAGAGAGGGTAAGCCTAAACCGCCCCCAAGACTATCACAAGAAACTCTTAAGGCAATGTTGGAGCGAGTAAAAAAGAAAAATGTCTAAAATAAATTTAAAGTTTTCAAAGTCCTTGGACAAGATAACGCCTAAATTAGATGAAGTCCAGAGGGGATTGAAACAACTTCCCAGAGAAGCCTATAACTTCTTTGTTGGTGTAACTCCTAAAAAATCAGGCAATGCTCGCAACAAAACAAGATTAAATGGAAATGTCATCAATGCTGATTACCCCTACGCTGGTAGATTAGACAAAGGTTATAGCAAACAAGCACCTCAAGGTATGACAAAGCCAACAGAAGCGTATATCAAACGATTACTAAAACAAAAATTGGGGAAATAAGTTATGGCTGATTTAAAATACCGTGTTGATGTAGATACAGCCAGTGCCCAGAGAGCGATATCAGGACTGAAATCCAGTATTGCTGGCATTGGTAGTGTGCTAGCCAGCAGTTTTGCCATCGCAGGCTTTACTCGTCTATCAGCACAATTAGACGATTTACGCAGAACATTACAGACACTATATCGTGATGTAGATATAGGAGCCAATGCTTTTGATGATGTTAAGAAGTTAGCATCTGAATTAGGTGTTGAGATTGGAGTATTGGCAGAAACCGTAATCAAACTTAAGGCAGCAGGTATTACCCCAACCGTTGCTCAACTGCGTCTATTTGCTGATGTCGCCGCAGTATCTACAGATAAGATAGGTGCCTTACAATCCATCACAGATTTATTCACCAGAACAATGGGTGGTGGTTTAGGTTTAGAAGAATTAGAAAGACTACAAGACAGGGGTATTCCTGTCTATGACATCTTAATAGAAAAGTTAGGAAAAAGTCGTCTTGAGTTAAGTGAATTTGGTAAGACAGCCAAGGGTGCTGAAGTCATTCGTGCTGCCTTACAAGAAGGATTGAATGAAAGATTTGGTGGTGCTGCCGCAGATAGAGCAGACAGCCTATCTTCAGCAATGACAAGACTTAAGAATAGTTTTCAAGAGGCTGTGGATGTTGCTGGACAAAGTGGTTTAAGTCAAGCAATTTCAGACATTGCCAACTACACCAGTGAATGGATTAAGAAAAATCAAGAATTAATCAAGAGTTTTTCTGTTGGATTAGCAGGTGCGTTTAAGTTCTTCCTTGAAAACATCAGTCTAATAACTAAAGCCGCGGCATTATTCTTTATTGTAATGAGTGCCAAGAAGGTTGCGGATCTAATTGTATCATTTGTTCAACTATCTAAAGTCATAGGTAAGAGTCCAATAGGATTGTTAGCCATTGGCTTGGCATTTGCCGCTCAACAGATGGGTGTGTTTGATGAGATTATGAACAAAGTCTCTGACTCCTTTAACAAAGGCAGCAAAGAGGCAGAAGACTATGTTAAATCTGTTCAGAATTCAACAGACGCTACCAACAATGCCACAGCCGCACCAGGCTTCAAAGTTCTAACACAAGGTGACTTGGGCAAAGGCACAAGAAACTTTAAGGCAGAGATAGAAGCATTGAATGAAAAACTAAAAATCTTCCGTGCTGAAATGGATGATACATTCAAAGCCTATGTTCGTGCTAATGAAGAACAGCGTAAGACTATTGATTTAGAAACTGCTCTAATAGGCTTAACCACAGAGCAAGTTGAAATACAAAGACAGCAGGCTGAAATCACAAAGAGAACTTCAGACGAAGTAGCAAAACTTCGTGAAGCCAAGAATAAACTTACTGAAACTGAAATCAAAGAAGGCAGAGGTAAGATTATTGATGACACCATTGCTAAAATTCAGAAACAGGCTGATGTTGATAAGGAAGCCACAGCCGCTGCCATTAAAAACAGCGAAGCAAGAAAGTCTCAATTTGCTCTTGAACAATATCAACTTCAGAATAGAATAAGTTTTGAAGATCAGTTATTACAACTACAGAAAGAGATGGCACAAAGTGGTATGACTGACATACAGAAGAAGTATGATGACATCACTCGTGCTGCCGACGCCAGTGCCCTTGCCGCAATCCGTGCTGAAGAAGCCCGCAGAGGTCCCGGCGTTCGTTTGTCAATGGAAGAACAACAGGCTTACTATGAAGAAGCCCGTAAGTATAATGAAATACTCATTGAACAGCAAAAGAGATTATACGATGAAAGTCGTAAGTTTGAAACAGGCTGGAGTAAGGCATTTAGAGAGTATGCTGATGAAGCCACTAACGCAGCCAAGACAGCAGAACGCATCTTCCAAAAGACTACACAAGGTATGGAAGATATGATTGTAAATTTTGCCAAGACAGGTAAGTTTGAGTTCCGTAGTTTTGTCAATAGTATGTTAGAAGAACTGCTACGCAGTCAAGTCCGTCAGTTGATGGCACAGATATTCAACATTGGTAATAGTAGAGGCAGCGGCAGTAGTTCTATATTAGGTAGTCTATTAGGATTTGCCAATGGAGGCATCATACCTACCAATGCTCCTGTGTTAGTTGGTGAGCGTGGGCCCGAAATTATTTCAGGTGCCGCAGGTAGAAATGTAACACCAAACAGCCAGTTAGGTTTAGGCACTACCAATGTAGTCTATAACATATCAGCAGTAGATGCTATGAGTTTCAAACAAATGGTTGCCGCGGATCCAAGTTTTCTTTACGCTGTAACAGAACAAGGTAGAAGAACACTACCAACAAGTAGGAGATAAGGATGACGACAGCATTTCAGAATGTTATAGATTACGCTGAAACAATCAGTATTAATCGTAGAAAGAAAGTAGCACAGACTACCAGCCGTGATGGCACCGTTAAATCAACCAGTCTTGGTGGGCAGATATGGGAGTTTGAAGTTACTTTACCATCGGGTCCTGCTTGGACTACATTCCGTCCATTGATTGAAAAGATGGAATACTTGGATAGAACAACCGTAGGCACAATACAAATCAACAAAGCAGGACATAGTTATATTTCTGGTTATCAAGGAAATCTTGCTTCTACATCAGGTATCGTAGTTAATTTTAGTGGCAGTGGTAATATTGTTACAAGAACATCAGGTGCCACAGGTTTAAGTTCTGGTTACAGATTTAAAGCAGGTGATTTTATTCAGTTAGGTAGCAGTGGTAAGGTATATTCTGTAGCAGATGATGTGGCATATAATGCTGATAACATTGTGTTAAACCGCCCTGTGAGGGAAAGTGCTGGCAGTTATACCTTATTGGTAGGACAGGCAGTGACTTGGAGTGTAATCTGCGTCCAGTTTCCTAAATGGACAATATTTGGTTACGATCAAATCCAGTGGGACGGACCCTTTGTGTTCGCGGAGGCAGTATAATGGCAGTCAATCTTTCAGCATACCGTTCAATTCAAACCAACCTTTTTGTCAAACTGGACATACCAGGTTATAGTGTGCTGACATTCAGTGACTACCATAAGAACTATACCATTAGTGGCACTACCTATACTGGGTTAGGACAACTATTGGCAGTAGGAAACACTGAAGACACATTGAGAGCAACACCCAGCGACATTACCATAACTATTTCAGGCATACCCACAGCCAATGTCACAGACATCTTAAACAATCGTGTCAAAGGCAGCGAATGTAAAATCTATCGTGGTTTCTTTAACACTGAAACTGGTGAATTGTTGTCAATAGCAGGTAATCCCGCAGGCAAGTTCCAAGGTGTTGTTTCTAACTATGACATCACAGACGAACTTGAAATGGGCAGTGATGCTGGCACGGTAACCTTAACACTCACCGTAACTTCTATTGTTGAAATACTTTCTAATAAAGCATCTGGTAGAAGAACAAACGCCGCTGATTTTCCTAATGGGGATATGGCAAGAGTTCTACCATTACAAAAATCAAACTTTAACTTTGGAGCACCCTAATGAGTTTTTTAGATGGAATACTTGATGTTGGCAGAAGTGCTGTAAAGTTTATTTCGGGCAGTAGCATCCTATCTGGATTGGCAAGAACTGCTATTCTTGGATTGGCAGTTAGAAAACTTTCACAGAACGCAATCAAAGGAAATGACTCGGGCTCACAGGCAAATATTGACGCAGGAGTAAGACTACAGGTTAAACCTGACGCCAGTGCTAAAATACCTGTGCTCTATGGTAGTGCTTTCTTTGGCGGTAATGTTTCTGATGCTGCCTTAACCAATGCCAACAAAACGATGTGGTATGCGTTGGTGTTAAGTGAAAAGACTGGCACCGTTTATTCTACTGGTAGTGCTTCCTCATACACACTAAACAATGTATATTGGAACAACCAACGCATTATATTCAACTCTGACGGTATCACCGTAAATTATACCGTAGATAGCAGTGGCATCATTGACAGAAACTTATCAGGATTAGTTAAGGTATATTTCTACGCAGGTGGTAGAACAGCAGGGCAGGTTCCAAGTGGTTATACCGGCACCGTGCCTAACGCAGAAACATTGTTCCCTAACTGGACAAGCGGCACACACGCAATGAGCAATTTGATATTTGCCATTGTTCGTGTAGATTACAATCGTGAAAGAGGTGTTACTGGTTTAGGCAATATGTTATTCCAGGTTACCAACTCTATGTTATACCCTGGCGATGTTGTCTATGATTACCTAACTAACACAACCTATGGTGCTGGTATCAGTGGCAGTGATATCCTAACAGCAGACATTGCCGCTTTAAACACTTATTCTCAACAGAGTGTTGCCTATGCCAGCCCAAGTGGTGCTGCCACATTAGCCAATAGATATCAAATCAATGGTTTGATTGACACTAAAAATCCTGTGCTACGAAACGCAGAAAAGATTTTGTCAGCAGCCGCATCTTGGTTAAGTTATGACGCACACGATGGTAAATGGGGTGTTGTCATCAACAAGTCAGACACCAGTGTTGCTTCGTTCAATGACACCAACATACTTGGCACCATTAGTTTATCAGGCACTGGCTTACAAGACTTATACAATCAAACCAAAGTTGAGTTCCCACATAGAGAACTTCGCGATAGTGCTGACTTCTATAATATATCAGTGCCAACATCAAGCATTCCTGCTGACTGGACACCATTTAGTCTAAACACCAACGAAGAAACCAACATTCTTGATTTGTCCTATGACATTATCAACGAGCCTATCCAGGCACAGATGTTAGGATTGATTGAACTTAAACAAAGTCGTCTTGACAAAGTTATTCAGTTCCAGACTGATTTTAGTTATTACAACCTCAAAGCCGGTGACATCATTGATGTTACCAACACCCGCTTTGGATTTAGCAGTAGTTTATTCCGTATTGTCACTATCAATGAAGTCCAAGACGAAGGTGGTGCTCTCATTATGGAGATTACTGCCTTACAATACAATACCAATGTCTATAGCATAGCAGATTTATATCGTTTTGTTAGAACAACTGCTGACGGCATTGTATCTATTGGTAGCATTGGACAGCCGGGAACTCCTGTTGTCACAAAGATAGAACAAGATAGCCGTCCAAGAACAGAAATCACTTCCACAGCCCCAACGGGTGTTGTAGAAGGTATGGAATTCTGGGTGACAACAGACACGGGCATACCAGATGATGCTCTGCGTTCTTATACTTTAGTAGGAGTGAAAAAACCAGTAGGTGGCGGTGTATTCACATCAGGCACCAGTGTATTGTTTGAGTATGTTCCTAACGCCGGCAACTTCTATGTTAAGACGAGAGGCTTTAACGCACAAACCGTAGCTAGTTTTAGTAGTGTTTCTGGATTAGTTGAGTTTGCTCCTGTCCAAACAACAGATGCCATTGATGCCAACACACAGGCATTTGACAGCACAGGTGGTTTGCTTGGTGCGTTGGCATTGGTAGAACTATTAGGCAAGGTTGCTGATTTATTCCCAAGTGGCAGTGGCAGTAAGAGTTTATTTGACAGAATATTTGAAGTATTCCAAGACGAAACGGGTGTTGATTTAGTAGGCGATGCTTCTGGAGGTAGCCTTGTAGTTGATGCTGCCATTGAAACCAAAGCAGACGGAGCCAGCCTTGGTGCTACGACAAATAGTTATGATTTCATAGGCCCTATTGAAGCCAGTGGTAGTGGTGCTGTTGAAGTAAAACTCAAAGACGGTGTTAAGAACAAAGATGTTCTTGCTTGGAATAAAGATGAACAAAAGTGGCAGACAATCAGCGATTGTATTGACTGCGATTTTGAAAATCTACCTCCAGCAGATGGACCCACAGAGCCTTGTAAAATAACCAAGGATGCTACACTACCAGCAAACAATTTTGATGGAACTACCGCATCGTCTGCTGATTTATGCGAAGATGATTCCAGCGTTCCATTTACAGGCAGTTATTTTATTAAGTTTAAAATATTGCCAGGAAGAAAGGCTGCGAAACCAGCATTGGCATCTACAATATCGCCAACGACTGACTATCAATATACCATTGCCAAGGCTGGTAACACAGATTTTAGTTGGTGGGGTGCTCCTAACAATACCGTAGGCACTAAATGGTATGCTACTGCCACATCAACAAACTTTCCTAATGGTAAAAGCGTAA